GTCTAATTATTATAATGATACATCAAATACCAACATGTTGGTCTTAGGATTAACAGCTTGTGCTTATTTGACTTATTATCATGGTTATGATTTAATCTCAAAATTACAGAGTCTCGTCGGACCTAACAACGAGGCAGTTCCCCAAGCCAATATACTGCACGATTGCTCTACGGCAATGGCAGCTATTTTGGCATCTTGGACCACGTTCACTAGTGGCAAACCCATACCACCCGAACTTTTCAAAAATTTCGGAAATTTAGGTAGAGTCACCTCAACTTTTGATTCAATATTGTCCCTTGTTATTCGCGCCGCGGAAACAGCAGTAAACTGGATTAGAAAGACTTTACTTGGAGAAGATACTCACATTCGCTTATTTGCTCATGGCAATGCGTATGTAGAGACTATCCTTCAAAAATCAGAGGAAATTGAAGTTCTAATTAGAAGTAATAAGTTCATCAACAACACTGAAAATCATACTCGTTTAGTGACAATCATTGCCCTAATTGATGACACTTTACGAACTATGCCCCGAACAACCGAAACCAGCAATTTATGTGTGGAGTTATATAACATGCGATCCCGATATCAAAAGATGTGTGACTTCACTGTTGAGACAGGCTCACTTAAATCAAATATAAGACAAGAACCAGTTTTGGTTATATTTACTGGCAAACCTGGAACTAAAAAGACCATTATTAGCAATTTGTTGGCCAATGAGCTATCCTATGCCCTAGCTGATGATGTTGCTAAAGCAAATATGAGAGATAATGCATCTTTGAATGTATACTCTCGTAGATGCGGAGAAAAATTTTGGGAAGGATACACAAATGAACATTCGGTAACTATGATAGATGACCTGTTCCAGAAGACAGACGTCGCTCAAGGTGAAACCTCCGATTATTTGGATATTATTCACATGATTAACACAGCCCCCTATCCATTGAATATGGCCAATGTACTTTCGAAAGGAAAGCATTACTTTAATTCAAAAATGGTTATAGCAACCACAAACG